CAGAGTTCTGGAAGCTGGTCAGCGTGCCCTGGAAGGTGGCCAGGCTGCGCTGAAAGTCCTTGTCCACGGTGCCGGCCGCGGCAGCCCCGCCGGCTTCGGCCTTCAGCTGCTCGTACTCCTTCCGGTATTTCATCAGGGACATCAGGGCCAGCTTGGCCTCCTTGTCCCCGAAGATCTGGGAGAGCTTGAAGACGTCGCCGCCGGTCACCTTCTGCAGCTGATCGAGGGCGGCCTCCATCGGGTTGATGCCCTTGGCCTTGGCGTCGTTCAGCACCTGCTCAATGTTCACGCCGAACTTGGAGAAGCGCTTCACCGCGTCGGGGGCGGTGAGCTTCAGCATCGCGTCGGTGAGGCGGGTGGCGGCCTGGCCAGCGTCGGGCGCATCCTTCCGCACCATCTGCATCATGGCGGCCAGGGAGACAGCCCCCTTCTGGCCCTGGATGCCCAGGCTGCCGGCTGCGGCGGCGATGGTGGGCATGAACTGCGCCATGTCCCGCAGCTCGAAGGCGCCCTGCTTGCCGGCGAAGGCCAGCGCATCGAAGGTGGCCTTGAGCTCCGTCGGTCGGATCTTCAGCGCGTTCTGCAGCTGGAAGCCGGTCTTGGTGACGTCGAGCAGGTCGGAGTTGGTGGCGGTCGCCACCTTGCCCAGCGTCTCCATCGACGCCACAGCATCCTTCAGCTCCAGGCCCTGGGCCACCAGGTCCTGGATGCCAGCCGCCAGCTTCTCCGGCGAGAGGTTGGTGAGGTTGCGGCCGCTCAGGCGTAGCAGCTCACCGGACAGGCCCTTGAGCTCCGACTGGCCGATGTTGGCGGTCTTGCCGATGTCGCTGAGGATGAGCTCGAAGCTGGCCGCCTGGCGGATGCTTGCCCCGAGGGCCACGCCGATGCCCGCCGCGCCGACGGCAGCCTGCTGCCACAGGGCGTTGTCGAACATGCCCTTGAAACCTTTGCGGCCGGCCAGCGCCGCGTCGTTCATCGTGCGGTTCACGTTCCGCCCGAACGACGACACCTGCATCTGCGCGGTGCGCAGTGATGCGCCGAGGCTGGCGGCGATCTTGCCGCCGATCTCGACCGTGATCTTCTGCGCGCCGCCGCCGATCATGAGCCCACTCTCTCCGCGATCTCATTGTCCACCGACTGGGCGGATGCGAGCCAGGCCCAGAAGTCGTCCAGCTCCATGTCGAGGATCTCGGCCAGGCCCCAGCCGGTCGCCTTCGCCAGGATCACAACGGCCCGGCGAAGGGACTCCACTGCTACGACCTGGCCATCCTGAAAGCCACGATCTGGGCCTCCAGCTTGGCCCAGCTGTTGTCGTCGAGCTGCATGATCTCGTCGACCGTCACCTCGCAGAGGTTGGCCACGAGATGCACAGCCTGCTCGCCCTCGTTGGTTGAGGCCTTGGCGGCCTCGACGCGATCGCGCACCTTGGGCCGGCGCATCACGAGGAAGTCGACCTCGACGCCACCGATCATTTCGGGGAAGTCGAAGACCACCTTGGCGGTGCCCTCAGGACGCTTCGTGCTGCTCATGGATCAGACCCCGATTGCTTGGCGGATGGTGGCCAGCTGGTCCTGGCCGTTGATCCGGCGGATCATGTTCACCTTGTCGATCTCGATGAGCTCGCGGCCGCCGATGGTCAGCTTGTAGTACCGCAGTGCGTAGGAGAAGGTGGGGCTGGACTGATCGCCGGCCTTCCAGTCGCCCTTCTCCACCTGCTTCACGACGCCAGTCATGTTGACCACGGCCGGCACAGCGTCTTCACCATCACGACGCATCGCGCCGCGTGCCGTCATCTGGGTGTTGGCCGACGCCAGGCCATAGAGGGCGATGATGTCGGGGTTGTACTCGAGGAGCACGAAGGTGCCCTCCAGCTTCTCCATCCCCATGTCGACTTCCACCGGGGCATCCATGCCGCCGCCGCGGAACTCCTCCATCTTCGTGGTGAGGGTGGGCAGGGTGAGGGTGTCGATGGTGCCGGCGAGGCCCTGGCCATCGACGAACAGGCTGAAGTTTTTTAGAACGCGGGGGATTTGTGCCATGGGTCAGGTCCTCAAGCGAAGAGATTGACGATGTAAGAATCGACCAGGTGCGACCGGAAGGTTACGCGCTCGGCCGGGTATGGCCCGGTGAAGTCGTAATCGAAGAACACCTGGCCATTGGCGATGTTTGCCGGGGTGTTGAGATCGGGATCCACCCACACGTCGCCGCCGAGGATTGCGCCCCGGGCTTTGAGGCTGCGCATGTAGCCACGCACGCTCTCCTGCACCTCCTCCAGGTAGGTGGCAGTAATGCAGCGATCGACGGCCCATTGATGACCGCGAAGGATCGACTCATCCACCATGTCGGCAGTGCGACTGATGCTCAAGAAGGCGTACTTGGGATCGCTGGCGAGGGTGCGGTTACCCCAGAGGCGGAAGCCTTGCGAGCGGATGATGGTGGCGATCTTGGCCTCGTTGAGCAGGTTGGCCCGACTGGTGTAGTCGCCGAGGGTGAAGTCGATGGCGCGGGCGGTGCCCTCGATGCCAAAGATTTCGTTGTTCGAGGGGCTCCACCAGAAGCCGCGCTCGTTGTCGATCCGATTGATCAGGCCGGCGACAGCCGCCGAAGCCTGGAAGCTGGAGCCATCGCTGAGCACCCAAGGATCGACCACGTAGATGCGACGGCTTCCAAAGTCATCAGCCATCTGGATGGCTGCAGCGTCTGTGGTGCTAGGGCCGTCGGCGATGATGTGCGCGCGCAGGCGGTTGGCGATGCCGAGCAGCTCGGCCAGCACCTCAGACCGCACCGTGCCGCGCTGGACGGTGCCGGCCACTGCCTGCACGCCACCGGACGGGGGTGCGCCGATCGTGATGGTGGGGTTGGGCCCAACGTTCTTGCCAGGGTCTTCAATTACGAACGACACGACCTTGCCGGCATTGGCGCCAGTGCCCAGCACAGCGCGAACCACCGCGCCACCTGGGGCAGTAACGGGCGGGGCAGTGGTGTATCCGGATCCCTGGGTTTGCACGGCGATCGAAAGGATTCCGTCGCTGGTGCGCTGGTGGGTGAAGCCAGGAGCGATGAGAATGCGGGGGGCGAAGCCGACGCCGTTCTCCGCCGCGAGGAAGGCGTGCACGCCCTCGTAGGCCCCGGTGGCCCCGTCGATGCCGCCCACCACGTTGTCGATGGTTGCGCCCTCGTTCGCGCCCTGCTCGACGCGGACCACCACGACGACCGCGCCGGCCTGGTCGTAGACCAGATCGAGCGCCGGCTGCAGCGTGCCGCCTTCACCCAGACCAACCATCTCGCCGCGGCGGGTGACCAGCACCGGGGTGTTGAGCGGGAACTTGGCGGGATCTGCATCAGGCGCTGTGCCAACGATGCCGATCACGCTGGAGCGCACGGTCTGGATGGGCCGGGCGCCAGTGTCGATCTGGAGCACCTCCACACCATGGAGGAAGGTAGTCGTCATGGGCGGAAGCCTCCTGTCTCGTTGATTCTAGGGGTGCCGGCCTGGGGGCTCACTCCCAGGTGATGTTGACTGCGCCGGCGTCGAACTGGTCGGTGCCGTTGGCGGTGACGATGCGGAGGTAGTCGAGGGCGCCAGCCAGCTCGATGAAGCCCCCGGAGACGATCGCGCCAGCCGTGCCGCCCGTGACCAGCTGGCCGGATGCGACCCAGGAATTGCCGCCGATGTTGTTGAAGGTGAGAGTGCCGAAGTGGCTGTAGCTGGCGGCGTTGCTGAAGATCGGGATGCCATTGCTGGAGTTCACCGGCACGACACCGCTGGCCCAGGAGAAGACGCTGTGGCCGGTGTAGCCCGACGTGGTGGGAGCGCCGCCGGTGCCGAGCTGCACGAGGATGTTGGCGGTGCCGTTGGTGGAGACGAACCAGAAGTGCAGCGTGACGCGGCGGGCCCAGGCGGGGATGCCGGTGAACTGATGTGAGACACCGCTGGTGACGCCCTGAACTGGGCCGAGACGGATCAGCGACTCGCCCATGTCGTTGCGACCGAGGCTGTTGTCTTGAACGTCAGCTCCTGTGATGGTCGAGTCCGACACCATGGCGCCGGGAATCCTTTGCAGTGGCATGGGTCAGGAAGGCGAAGTGAAGAACGGTGGCGACGCAGAACTCATCACAGTTCAGCGGACAAAGCGTAGAAGGCAGTTGCAATGCCTGCTCCGCCAGTTGTGTTGGACACAATCACGTCCATGTGGCCTGTGCCTGGCAGCACAGAGATGTCGTTGCAGCTGCCGACAAACGCGACGCTTTCTTGCTCGGCAGCCGGCGTGCGCCGCATCCTCACAGGGAGCTGCACGGATGAGTAGAGCCCGACCCCATTGGCCGTGACGCCACCGACGTTGACGCGCGTGCCGGCCTGGTAGTAGCGCTGGCACAGGACGAACTCGACGGCCTCAGGCCTGCGCTCGAATGGCGTGCTGATTGGCCCGAGCTCGACTTGCACCTGGCTGATACTGAACGTGTTGGACTGGTGGCCCAGTTCGGCAGTGCGTGATGCAAAGTTTGATCCTGCATCCAGCCAAATGTTAAGGGCCAGGCAATCGTCATCGGCGCCTTGTGTTTTGCCGCTGAGCGAAGGCAGCGTCACTGTGTGCTCAATCTTCTGCCAGGAAGTAGTCACCTGCTTCTTCACGACGCCGATCCCAGTCACGGGAGCGCTTGGCGATCCGCCTGTTCCGAAGATCTGTTCCAGCTCGATGCTGATGCTGCCAGGCGCGTTTGCTCTTGCCCAGAACGAGATTGTAATTTCCTTGTTCGCGAACGTGCGCACATACTCGATGCGTTGCTGCAACAGCGAATAGTTGTCAGCCCCCGTCACAGACGCGACAACCATTCGACAGAAAAACTCAGGGTCTCCAGGCACCTGAGTTTGCCCGAGGCTGAACTTTTGCCGGCTCATCGTGCATGCGGTGCCATTGCGAAGATTCCGCCATCGATCCGCGCCGTACTCTGAGCCGGTGAAACTTGTGCCTCGTTGCCAAAGCCAGAAATGGCCGTTGATGATTGCGTTGCGGAAGCCTGCAAGCGGGCCAGCGTTGATGCTGCTCACCGTTGGTGCGATGCCCACCGCCAGGGCCCGAGTTGAGACAGCGCCAGTACGGAACTTCGGCTCCGTCACCGAGTCATCAGCCGGCGCGCCAGCCGAAGCCACGCCCAACGCCAGCACGCGCACCACGGTCCCGACCGGAACGCCCTCGCTCAGCGTCAGCGAGGTGCCAGCCTGGTTGAGGCTGTACTCGCTGGTCGGCTGCACCACGCCGTCCACCGTCACCAGCGCCGATGGCTTGTTGATCACCGGCGTCGACAGCGTGAACACCGACTGGTTGGCGGTGGCGATGAACACCATCTCCGCCT